ATTTAAAAATCCACAGGGGTTTACAGAGTATGTTGTTTATGATCCTAAAGATATAAAGAAGCCTACCCCCGCTCCTAAGACACCCGAAGTAGCACCCGAAGCTGACCCTATTGATGCTTCTATAGCCGCCATTAACGACATCCTCACAGGTGACCGCACAGGTGGTAAGGGCGCTCGTGTTACACGCAAGGTTAAATCCCACTTCCGAGCAGTCGCTCAGGAGTTCTTTGGAGACGTCAACGATCTCCTAAAGACTAAAGACATAGCGACCGCTAAGAAAATCCTTAGTCGCATTGATAAATACACAGAGTTTGACCGTGATGTATCCAAGATGAATTACGCCCAAGGCTCAGAGCTCCAAGCGAACACCCGTCAAGCTATGGATAATGGCACGACGGACTACGCCGCTGGTATCACTGCTGCTGGTAACAAGCGCACAGAAGACCTTATCGTTCTCAAAGGGATGCTACAGAAGCTTGTAGACGAGGATGTAGCGATTGATCCAAAGGTTGCTAAGAGGGTTGCTGGAGATGCTAAAAAGAAAGCTGAAGGTGCTCCTAAGCTCTCTAAAGAGGAGAAATTAGACGCTATTGCTGACCAAGTGGCTAAGACTTTCACAGGAGAGCGTGTAGGCGTCTTTCAGCAAGCCGTTGACGCTTACTTTACACTACGTCTTACGCAGATGCTTAACCAAGCTAAGACTGCTTTCGTGGGTGTTCCTTCGGCTACCTTTATGTCGGTAGTACGTCCTATCATTAACACTCCATACAACATCGTTAAGGCTGCAAAGCTAAAAAACGTATCTGTATCTCGTCGTGTTCAATACGCCGCCGCTGACATCTCAGGAACCTATGAGTATGTTCGGATGATTACAAAGCACCTAGGGGACACCATGCGCTCCTCTAAGGATACCATCTTAAACAAGGGCGATAGTAACTTCCTTTATCGTGATCGTAATGCCTACATCAAAGATCAACTAGCGGAAGCCTCTGAGCCTAACCACCGTGTTAAAAGACGCATCAAACAAGCCCAGCGCCGCCAAGCTGTCACTGAAGCTCAGTCTGAATTAGCTCGGAAATACCTTAAAGCTAAAGCTACCATCCTAAACAGAAAGCCAGCACAAGTTCCTGCTTTCTTCTTTGATTATGGTATCTCGCTCATTGGTGGCCTTGAGGAAATCTCCTTGATTGCTCACTCGATGCGTGCTGCTCGTGCTAAGGGCATCAAAAAAGCTATTGATGATGGTGCTGATAACGTCTGGAAGTCCTCTGAGGAATACATGGAGGCGGCCTTTGATCGTTCTCGTGGTGGTCTACAAGCTAAGTATGATCCCGAGTATGCTGACATCTTTAACACCGCTCGTCGTGACCACTTCCGCGCTATGGATTTAGACCCGAAGGACATCCGTAAGGATCTTACAGACGGTCTTATTTCAGCCCTCGTGAAAACATCGGGTAACATGGATGAAGCAGGGCTCCTCGCTAGGACACTCTTTGTGTTCATTGGTGTCCCTATGCGTGCCTTGAGTGCTAACCTCTCTTACATTGCCGCTCCTATTAACGTGACTAAGAACGTAGCTGGTGGTTTAGCAAGACGCACTGAATCCGCCATGGGAAGCTCCGCTACCTTTGGTAAGTATAACAAAAAGATTTCAAACCTAGAGCTTGATATTAAAGAACAGAAAGCGCTCCTAAAGTCACAAGATGACGATGTGGTTAAGACTGCTGAGAAGAAGATTGCAGAACTAGAGAACTCTCTGGCTGACGTCAAAGACCTCAAGATGCAAAAGGACTACGAAGATCTAGGTAAGCTCGGAGTGGGCGCTGGGCTGTTCTTCCTTGGCTACGAGATGGCTAAGAATGGGCAGGTTGCTGGTACTGACTCTTGGATGACTGAAGACCAAAAGCGAGCAATTTCTAAAGTTCAAGGTGCTCCCAATAGCTGGAAGATCACCATGGGAGGCTCTGAGTATGACTTTAAATACTTTGAGCCACTCAAGGGCGTCTTTGCTCTTGGTGCTGACTACGCTCGCCGTCAAGCCGCTAAGGAAGCTGGCGCACTCACAGAAGACCAAACGATGACCCAGTTCCTTACCTCGGTTACTAAATCTATTGCTACAGACTCTCCGTTCGCTACAGGTGTTCGTTATATGACACAGATCATGTCTCCCAATCCCGAGACACAAGAACGTGGTACAATGGGTATTGTTCGTTCGCTTATTCCTGTTCCAGCTGAGGTGCGTAACTTCAACAAGTTCGATGAGGAGTTTGTTACTGATACCAGCGCTGGAGAGTTCTTTGACACCACTCTTAGCGCCTCATTAGGACAAGAGACAGGTAACTACCGATTGACGCTCCTAGGTGAGCCTAAGATCAAAGAGGAACCATCCCTAGCGAGCTACGTTCTACCTTTTGCTGGTAAGAAAGTCCCAGAGCGTGAAGCCATTGATGATATACTCCTAGAGGACGCAATGAGCTTCAAGAGTGTCTCTGACGTGCCTACGAGTATCTCTGGATTCAAGCTTAAGAACTTCACCAACGAAGATAACGAAGACCTCTATAGTGTCTACGGGCAACTCATAAGTGAAACTCGTTTGGGCGGTAAAACACTACGCCAAGCTTTGAACAAACTAGTAAAGACTAGCGACTTCAAACGTGAATACAAGAAAGGCTACGAGCAAAACGAGCAAGGTACTGATGTCAACGAAGGCATGGAGATGATTAAAGATGTTATCTCTGAATACCGTGCTGAAGCTCGTGATAAAATTCTCAACTCCAAAGCTGCTACAGATTATGTGGATAGTGATGGTAACAACATCTATGACATCTTAAAGGAACGCGAGGCATTCTCCGAGCAACCTGAAAGCCTACTAGAATCCCTCAACCTCCAATAAATTATGGCTAACAGCTACATTGAATATACCTCAGGACTCACAGCAACTACCTACAGCGTTCCCTTCAACGTTCTCTCGATTGATGACGTTAACGTGAAGGGCTACAACGGAACCACTTGGAGCGACCTTACAGTCTCTTCTCGTGACGCTGTGGCAAAGACTATCACCCTCAGCGGAGCACCCAGTGCCTACCAAAAGATACGCGTATGGCGTAACACTGGAACCACACAGCTAGTGGACTTCCAGAACGGCTCTAGGTTGTCTGAGAGTGACCTCGACACAGCTTACCAACAAGGTCTGTTCGTGGCTCAAGAGGTTTCTGAGAACGCCTCTACGAACATCGAAGGTATTGGCCCACAAGGCCCGCAAGGTATCCAAGGAGTCGCTGGTAATGATGGAGCTGATGGAACTGATGGTGTTACCTCTACAGTGGCTCTTACAGAGTCCTTTGAGAGTTCTGAGATTACCGTGCCTACAACAGTGGGAAACGAAGAGGTTTCTCATGGTCTTGGGAGCGTTCCTAAGATATTCCAAGTTGTTATTAGGTGTAAAACAGCCGACCTTGGCTACGCAGTAGATGATGAAGTTGATGTTACCTCATCGGGCATACAGATTTCAGTTTACAGTAACAGCACGGTTATAGGTTTTACTCAAAAACCCAGTGTCTATATCTCCCACAAGGATGGAAGCGCTGTAGCTAATATAACACCAGCCAACTGGAAGCTAGTCTTCCGAGCTTTCGCCTAATAATAATTAACCCCCTCAATACCTTAACCAACAACTAAAATGATACCCGATAACCCGTATACAACTCCCTTTCTCGCCGCAAGTGGCATCGTGGGAACCTTAACATTAGACATCATAAATACATTTGTAGCTATCTGCGTAGGTGTCCTGACGATGGCCTATCTCGCAATCAAAATATACAAAGAAACAAAGAATAAATGAGTAAAGACAGCAACGAAAAACTATATGGTCTTCAAGACCTCCTGATTGACGAATTTATCAATCGCATCCAGAGCGGTGAGGCTTCCCCTAGTGACCTCAATGCCGCCCGTCAGTTACTTAAGGACAATCAAATAAGTGCAAGTGCGACTAACGACAACCCTATGGCTAACCTTGTCAGTATGCTTCCGTTTGATGACGAAGGCGTTGACAGAGTAGCCTCCAAATAACAGTATATATTAGATAAAATGAGCTTTTCTTATACGCATTTAGACAACCCTACAGGAACAGGGCCATTTACCTTTGTTCCGTCCTATAATACTCAATCAGACCTTATCGTTAAAGGCTATAACGGTAAGTATTGGTCTCCACTGGAGATAGCATCAGTAGATGGACAGACCTTAACACTCAGCAAGGACGTGAGTGGGTTAAATGCTATAAGAATATCGAACAACAAAGCTAAGATTAATGCTGCTATCACTAATGGTAGCGACGGAAACATCCTTACGGCTGGCGACGAGTATCACGAAGAGCTCCTAGTGCGCGTAGAAGACGTCACAGACCCCACAGGAAACTCTATGATGACCCCCGAGGCCATTACCCTTGGTGGTATCAAGCAAGGCGTTCTAGAGGACGCTAAGGGCGGCTATGAGTTCACTGGAGGGTTCTCTGATAGACTTAGCGGCCAATCAGGAGCAAACGACCTTGGAGAATATGTTCAATACACCCAAGCGATGTCCGATGCGGGTCAATGGATGCGCTTTGGTTTCTCTAGTGCCGCACAGACAGCTAATGACTCTCCCTACTGGACAGAACCAGCCCCCGCGAGTGCTTCGGGAGTAGGACTATTTGGTGGCTCTTACATGCCAGCAGGTGTCTCAAAGATGTTCGACTATAGCTTTGATGTGTCCTCCTATAGTGATGCTGTTACTACAGGAGATTTACAATACACAGCCGCTACGGGCTCTTATGACTTCTCTCAGTGTAACGCTGGAGACTTAGGGCTTATCCGTTTTGACTTTAACGTGATCCCTCAGTTCGCTAATACTACCCTTGAGGTGGCTCTTATCTGGCAGACGCGAGCATCCGATGGGACACCTACTTATACCTTTCCGCTAACTACTCAGCCTATCTTCTTTGGTGAAGGCACAGTAGGAACGCCTTACCTTAATCGACCTATCATATCTGCTTACTTTGCATCCAACGAGGACGTAAACGCTGTAGCTCTCCCCGCTATCCGAGCAAACAACCAGATACAGGTTTCTCCCCTTACAACCCTCGTAACAATTCAACGATAAAATGGCTATTAAAGTAATACGTAACGACGCAGGAAACTGTGTAAACTTTCTTGGAAGCTCTAATCCTGTCTACTGGAACGCTTGTTTAACTGCTGTCGTGGATAGCACCTATAGCGACCGAATTAACGTCATCAATGATGTCCGAACAGTTATTGAAGGTGAGGATGTATACGAGTTCTTTCAAGTTCCCTATACTGACTTTGCTCAAGCCGATGGGACAGCGTTCTCGGACGCTACTGAGGCTTCCGTGTATATCACGGCTCAGTGCAACACAGCAGGTAACACGGGCTCCTTTGTTCTAGCATCTACGGACACGCTAGATTTCTCTGTAGATAGCACCAGCACTACCATTCTTGTTGGTAATGGTGACTCCTATGCTGTTAATTCAATCCAAGCGGTAGCAAATGATGATAACCATATTAACATCGTTAAGCACACCTCTGGAAACATTCTATATAAAGACCTGCGAGTTTCTGGAGCGTCTATCTCAGGGGTAGTCGTAACGCAGACCCTAGCGACAGCCGTGAATGAGCTTAACAGCTTGTTTACGAACACTGCTTCGGCTTCTGGAACGTCTCCAACAATCACATCTAACACCACTATCAATCTGACTGCTGGGGAGACCTTGAACTACGAGCTTGTAGCGACCAACGGGGTAGCCTACGAGTGGTCAGGACTTCCTAGTGGCATTACAACCGTCGATGGAAACGTCAGAAAGCTAATTGGTGGCTCATCGTTAGAGATTGGTTCCTATAGCATCACGGCGAAGGCTATCAATTACTTTGGTGAGGACACTCAGACGCTTACTTTAAATGTGGCTGCTCCTCCCTACTCCAACACCAAGAGCGTTGAGTTTGAGAGCCAAGACTACCTCGGAGCTAATGCGTCTCTCCTTGATGACGTCTTAGGACGTAATGGAAATGGCTCTGGTAGTAGTGACGCTTGGACATTTCACATGTGGTATAAGCCTGACAACTTTAATAGCGGTCAAGTTCTCTTCTACTTTGGAGACTCTGATGTAATTAACGGAGGTCACATAGAGCTACGAACAACGACTTCAGGTAAACTTCGGTTTAGCTACGGATCTAGTAACAACTACATTCGTCGTACAACTACTAATCAGGCATTCACTACAGGTAACTGGTACAACATTATAATCACCTACAACGGTGGAACTACTGGTGCTTCCTCGGCTGACGTGTCCGACTATTACAGCCGCTTCAATATCTACATCAACGGTATATCCCCAAGTCTTGTGAACTCTCACGGTAACTACGGGTGGTCTGGGCAGATTGATGGTGAGAACCTTCGTGTAGGTCGCTATGCAAGCGGTAACTACATCAACGGTGGACGTGTAGATGAAATAGCCGTTTGGGACTCTAATCAGAGCTCTAACGTGTCTGACATTTACAACGGTGGGACTACCCACGACCTCTCTCAGTTAGCCGCATCGCCTACTCATTGGTGGCGTATGGGCGACGGAGATACTTATTCAACAATTCAAGACAACGTGGGAAGTGCTCACTTTGTTATGTATAACATGACGGCTGCAAATATCGTCACAGATGCCCCTTAAAATTATGAGTGAAAGAAATTACAAGAAAGAATACGAAAGCTACCACAAAAAGCCTGAGCAACGCCGTAGGAATGACGCTAGGAAAGCCGCAAGGCGTCTGATGGTCAAGAAACACGGCAAAGCTAAGCTTGCGGGTAAGGACATCGACCACAAGGATCGGAATCCTAAGAACAACTCGACAAGCAACCTTCGGATACAATCCAAGAAGGAGAACAGAGGCCGTAACAAGTAACCTATGGAAGTCCCTCCACAGCTAAAGAACTTTCGTAACTTCCTATTTCTATGTTGGAAGCAACTTAATCTGCCCGCGCCTACAGCTCTGCAATATGACATTGCGGACTATATGCAGAATGGTGATAAGCGTGCCATTGTGCAAGCGTTCCGTGGGTGTGGTAAATCTTGGATCTGTTCCGCTTATGTGGTTCACCAGTTACTCTTAGACCCCTCTCTAAATATCCTCGTGGTGTCAGCTAGTAAGACACGTTCAGATGACTTCTCTACGTTCACTTTACGGTTGATCCACGAGATGGAGATACTGCACCACTTACGTCCTAAGGATAACCAGCGTCAGTCTAAGATTAGCTTTGATGTAGGGCCTGCTCCTGCGTCGCATGCTCCCTCAGTAAAGTCTCTTGGCATCACCTCACAGCTTACTGGTAGCCGTGCTGATATAATCGTATTGGATGACGTTGAGGTTGCAAACAACTCAGCAACCCAGATGATGCGCGAGAAGCTCTCTGAGGCTGTTCGTGAGGTGGACGCTATTTTGAAACCTCTAGACTCATCCCGTGTGTTGTTCCTAGGGACGCCTCAGACTGAGGACTCGTTGTATTCTAAGATTCAAGAACGTGGCTATAAGACTAAGATTTGGCCTGCCTGTCATGTGACACCGTCGGAGAACGAGAAAACCTATAATGGTAACATTGCTCCCATGTGTGTCTCTGAAAAGGATAAGGGGCGTAGCACGGAGCCTTTACGATTTAGTGACATTGACCTAGCAGAACGTAAAGTTTCCTATGGGTCTGCTGGTTTCGCCCTGCAGTTCCAACTGGACTCTACGCTAGCTGACGTTGACCGCTTCCCATTGAAGATCAGTGATCTCATCGTAACAACTGTTGACCGTGACCTAGCACCTGAAAAATATGTGTGGGCGAGATCGCCTGACTTAGAGTGGGACTCTTCGATACCTAATGTAGCCTTTGCTGGTGAACGCTATCACAGACCCTTCAAGACCCTTGGGGATATGGTAGAATACAACGGATCAGTCCTAGCGATTGACCCCGCTGGTAGAGGAACCGACGAAACGTCCTATGCTGTTGTAAAGATGCTGAATGGCGTTCTCTACGTTCCTGCTGCGGGAGGTTTACAAGGAGGATATTCCGAGGAAGTCCTAGAGAAGCTCTGTCACATCGCCAAGGATAATAAGGTGAACTATGTGCTCTCAGAACAGAATTTCGGGGGAGGAATGTTTACGGAATTATTGAAACCAGTTCTCACTCGCATTTATCCAGTAACACTTGAAGAAGTCCGCCACAGTCAGCAGAAAGAAAAGCGTATTGTGGACACTTTAGAACCTGTGATGTCAGGACACCGCCTTGTGATCGACCCTCAGGTGATCCAAGATGACTATAAGACTGTCCAGCACTACCCACACGAGAAACAACTACAGTATTCTTTGTTCTACCAGATGAGCCGAATGACTCGTGAAAGGGGAGCTATTAGACACGATGATAGACTTGATAGTCTTGCTATGGGTGTCGCCTATTGGGTCGAACAAATGGCTCAGTCCGCTGAGGTAAAGATGGCTGAGCGCAAGGTAGAGTTACTCGATGCGGAGCTCCAGAAGTTCCAAGACGCCTACTATAAGACTAGATCTGGGGGCGCTGGTAGCTTAACTTGGTAACACCTTGTTGGACTTACTGAGGTTCTCCTTAGCTTCCAATATCTGTAGGTTCCATGCCGCGTGTAATCCTGTGAAAGGTCTCTGGATGGTGCCATTAAAGTTTATAGGTGCTGGTCTCAGAGGGTAAACGTGGTCAACGTGAAACACCTCAGAAGAGCCTGCGGAGCGTGCTGCTAGGGTAAGGTCATCTCTAATGTGATAAACGTCTCTGAGGGCATCCATGGCTTCCTTAGGGAGCGCTATGTTGTTATTGAGGGTCTTACGACGCTTAGCGTTCGATGCGCTTCGACGAGCATGTCCCTTAGGGCTTTTGAGTTCTTCCGCTCTAGCCTCGTTATATTGTTTTAATTTATCCTCGGTAATCCACTCTTGGCTCCCACGAGTTACCTTGTTATAAAACAACCCCTCATAATAAGGATGCGCAACACCTCTAGTAATAACTAATAGATCACTAGGAATCTGAAGAGCCTTCTGGTCTAACTGATTAGTTTGTCCTCCCCTACGCGGAGCCTCCGAAAGAGGTTTCTTAGGTTGTTCTGGTGTAGGCATAACACCCTATCCTGTTACCAGATAGATAGTTGTCAACTGGGAACAATACCCTATTTAAGTAACAAATATTAAAGGCGATTAGTAGATCTCCAAGTCCTTGATTATCAACAACATTCTAACTACCGACAGTTATGACCCAGATAATGAAGGGAAGAGGTAATCAGAAATAAAAATTTATAACCTTGACAGGTAGGGAACATCCTCTTTAAAATTATATCTATAAGATGCCTTACTATTAGTGTCCTTTGAAAAAGAGTGTTAATAGGTTACTGGTAATAAGTTCCTCCCTTAAAGTGTTTATCCTATGTTGAAATAGGGGTTTTCCTTTAAAATACCTAGAAAAGTATTTGACAGGTAGTAACCTACTACCAGTATTCAATAATATGAAACACATACTATTAACTTTATATGTTGTAGCCACCTCAGCGTCACTCGGTGTCCTCAATAAGAATATCGAAAAGACTAAGTGTGAGCTACAGCGTGTTGTAGAAATCTTAGATCACCATGAGAGTGTTCTAAAGGATCACCGTGAAGCCGTGCTGCTTGTTATTGAGAAGCTCAACGGTAAATACATCTAATAAATATGACTCCCCTAGAACAAGCCCAAGCACTCCTCGGAGAGCACTATAGGAACTACGTTCTTATTGTTCAGACAGAGGAAGAACCCTATACCTTTAACATTGCTTCGAGTGACCCCTTTGCCACTACAGGTCTTCTAATAGAGTCCATTAAATACCAAGAAGCCTTCATGAACACCTTTCAAGCGTCCGATGACGATGACTTTGAGTGGGTCGAAGAGGATGACGACGAGGAGGAATACGACGACTTTCTATAACTTTTGTTTGTGTGTGTTAAAGTGACACTCGGTGTGTTGCTTTGTTTTGTGTGTTGTAGCTTAAATGCTACTTGTGTGTGACCCTCAGAGAGCCTTGTTTGCCTCTGGGGGTCTTTCATAGGGGTAACACCCTTGTAGGTTATCAAAACGCCTTGTAGGGGCTCCCAGAGGGTTCTATAGGTGTGCTCTGTGTGTTTGTTGAGTATCCTGAGTATGACTCAAAGCCTAAGACGATGGCAAAAACTGCTCCCCTTGGTTTTGGTATAAAAATGTGAGAGGGTATACGTTATAGCGCCACGCCAGAATACCCCCTTGGCACCCCGCATTATGCACGCTGCGGCACGCATTTGTCACTGCACAGGGGGTACCTCTTTTATTCTAGGGGATTGCTGGGGATTATAGATGCCCTGCTGGGTGCAATGAGTGTTCACATCAAGGTATCATGATGTGTTGATGCGTTCGTCTGTGTTTGTCAGATGCTGTGTTTTTGATTTCCATCTAGTAACACTCAGCGTCCACTCAATGTCCACTCAGCGTCCACTCAGCGTCCACTCAGCGTCCACACACAGGACACACTCATAGCACACTCAGCGTCCACTCACTATGGACACACACGGACACACACACGGCGCTCAATAGATGCACCACAAGTGTGCTCACAACACACTCACAACACACTCACAA